AGACAAACCAGAACCGCCACTACCAGCGCCAGACCCGCCGCCTCCACCATTGGAAGTAATAGTGCTGAATGTGGAATTGCTTCCTGTAACACCGGGGTTTGCTGCACCAGTTGCGCCGCCAGCGCCACCACCACCTACTGTAATTGTATAAGAAGTGCCAGCAGTAACAGCAAAGGCTGTACCTGTTCTAAAACCTCCAGCGCCACCACCACTTCCAGTAGCAGATTCTGTACTGCCGCCCCCACCTCCGGCCACAACCAAATAATCAACAGATGTCACGCCATCAGGACATACCCATGTACTGGTTGAAGTAAACATCCGCACAACAGTGCCAGATTTATAAAGATTATTAAGCGTCCAGATACCAGAGCCAAACGCCGCAGGTGGTGTAGCACTAATTATCTGACCGGGATAACCATGAATTGCCATAGCAACCCCTTATTAAGACGATATTTCTTCGTAGCTTATTGAGTAGGTGATCCCACTAGCTGTACCAGATGTGACCGAAATACTCGTGCCTTCTTCCAAGTAAATCGCTGTGGTTTTATCCGTAACGATCAACGAAGCTAGTGCAGGAACAGATACTGTGCTTACGATTGGGTAAGCTGTACCGCCAGCAGGTGCAGAGCCTTGAGCAACTGCGCCGTTCGTATATAAAGACACGGTAGTGTTCACAGCAGCAGAACCGTTCACGTTAGCAGCAACAATCTGGTTGATCTTTAAGACCTTGCCAGATGCAGCAGCGTTAGGTAACAGAACCACCGCAGAAGTACCGCCGGGGGTGTAGTACGTTGTCTTACCGTAGATGGTAGTGACGTTAACAATATTTGGTGCGGCCATGATTGCTCCTTAGAATCCAAAGATCATCGCCATAGCGATGGATTTACCTGTTGATATACCGCCACTTGATGTTGACCAAGCTAGCGTTCCGCTGCCGTTAGTTGAAAGAAACTGACCGTTTGTACCATCAGCACTTGGTAGAGTCCACGTTACGTTAGACGCTACTGTAGCAGGAGCAGCAAAAGCTACGTACTGACCGCCAGCCGCATCTTCAAAACGTAAGGGGCCTTGGGCTTGTAAGTTCATCTGCCCCGCAGCAAACGTCGGTGCGTAGTTATTTACGACAACAACATTAGTTGCGTTGTTAAACACAGTCAAAGTCACACCGGTAGGAACAGCTATACCGGTACCACTAGAATTCTTAATAGTAACTGTGTCTGCCGTACCGTTGTTGACGATATATTGTTTAGCAATAGCTGGGACGATTAAGTTACGCGCCCCGCCAGAAGTGCCGGTCAAGTTAAGACGTAAGGCACGAGCATTCTGCGCAGCATTAGTATCGGTAAGCGTTAGTGTTACATCAGCGCTTGCAAACGTAATATCCACTGTACCCGTAATAGCCTGCTGAATTGCAGTGCCGAGGTTAGTGTTAGTTGTAGCGCCCCATGTACCTGCTTGGTCACCCGTACCAATCAGTTCAAATTTTAAATCGCTATATGTACTTGCCATAATTCTTCCTTACTGATTAGTGTTTATGAGTGTCCAATCACCATCAACATTTGTGTCAATTGGTTCCCACAATAGCCTTCTGCTTACAACATCCTGCGCACGAGCTGTTTCGCTAACCCCAATAGAATACACTCCGTTAGGGAAAACTTGATCTGCTGCGTTACTTGTTTCGGTGGCACTTACAACAAAAATACCTAATGCGTTTACTGTAATCGTTGCATTTACTGTCTCTTGAGCTGTTGCAGGAAGTATCGCGGTTGCACTAGTTGTGTCCGTAATGCTTGCTGTTTCATCTATGTAGCTAACTACAAGAGTCGTTATAGTTGCGCTTGTTTCATCTACTATATTTGCCGTTTCTGACACCGACCCCGTTATAGGTACCGCAATATCTCCAGACGTTGAGTCAAGAGCATTTATTGTTTCAATAATACTTACTGCAATATTTTGATTTGTCGTTATAACTACATCAGTTGCATTTGCCGTTTCATCTACAGAAGACAAAAAAGCGGGCGCAGAAGATACCGTATCAGACGCGCTAACTAAACCATCATTACCTAAACCCCAACCAGCAAAACCCCAAGCGCCAAGACCCCAGCCCGCATTAGTAACTAACGGATAATAGACCGAGCAACCCCACGCCGCAGGCCCACCCCAGTCTCCACTGCTATAGCCACCATCGACTTGGGCCACACATTACCCCGCAGAAACAATCTGGTCTTCCGTGAACCAACGCTCATGCACTACGCCATCCGCAGTCCACTCCAATAGATAATAAATAATACCGTCATCATCCATGCGCATCTTAACGATAGGGCCTTGTGGCACTACAGTATTAACCTTAACTACGTCGCCTTTTTTAAACATCTTTATCTCCTATTAGGTCGCGTCAAGGTTAAATGTGTAAGTAACAAGCAGAACGTCACCATTAATAACAGCACGGTCGCCGGGGGACTGAAAATCCGAAGCCGAAAACAATATGCCTGAGGTGCCTGACGCCACATTAGTTAAGAACGCGCCAGCAATCGTAGTTGTAGCATTCATAGTAAACGAAGCTGTGTTCAGCGCATTAGTAATAACCGATGGGTCAGCCGTAGTAGCTGTGCCAAAAGTACAAACTTTACGTGTGCCAGAGTAGTTGGTGTTTTCAGTCCAACCAGCATGGCTAGCTAAAGTATCACCAGCCGCAAACGTAGTGCCTGAAGCTGGGCCAGTAACCAAGCCTAGATACCAAGCAGCCGTATAAGCAGAGCCAACAAAATACTTGGCGTTCATGTCCTGCAAACCCTGATTAACCACTAGGTTAGGGTTTGATTCTTCCCACTTCAAATTGCCATCTTTGTCGCGGCAGGTAACAGTAAAAACACCGCCAGCAAACGCGTTATGGACAAAATCAGATTTACGTGTAACAGCGCCCGAAACCGACTCGCTTGTTTTTGATGTCTCAATACCCATGACTACTCCTCAAGGAAAACGAATTAAAGCCGTCGTTGCCGAATTAGTTGGCATAGTAACGGTAAAAGTTTGATTAATACATGTTTTATCTGCACCAAAATCCAACACAGCTACAGAAGCATTGCTTTGCGATGCGTTATAAATCAGCGCCCCGCGTGTAGTAAAAGACGCATTCGTCCACACCACATTACTAAAATTTATATACACAACCCCATCTGTGCTAGTGCTTATGGTCACACCTGACAGGGTGTTTCCGCCCGCCGTGTATCCTGTACCTGTTATTTCATTTGTTGCTGAATATACAGTTGTGTTCTGATCTAACGTAGCAAAGCCGGTATACAGCGCAAGCTTCAAAGTATCCGACGACAAGTTCTGCTGGCCTTGAACCATTTGCTGTTTGAAGCTTGTCGTTAAACCCTGTGTAAAAGACATTACGGATTAACCTTAATCTTTGCCTGACCGTCACGGTATGCATCACCACGCTCAAGACCTGTACCCAGACGATTCAACTGCATCAACGAGTCATCAAATTTCTTCTGGTAATACAACATCATATCCTGCTCACCCTTCATATAGGTGTAGGCTTCTACCAACGCGCCGTATAACAAGACAGGATCGTAGTTATCACCCAACCATGTACGACCATCAGCAGCCACAGTAATTGATTCTGGGTAGTAATAATAGTGCAATTCAACGTCGTACTGCGCATCAGGCGTAGGAGCAACCATAAAGCTCAACTCATCTGAAACTACACCGCCAGCTACCGTTGGGCCAAACAACGCATAATACTGTGGTACCCCTGTAGTAGTTGGGGTCGGGTACGCGGCGCGCAAAAAATTAACATCTTTGTTAAGTAAGTATTCAAATCGCCCAGTAGCATCTATCACTGCAAAAGAAAAGACCGATAGAAAATCAAGTGGGCAAGACAAATACTTATTGTTATTACTTACAATACCTGTGACGTTCTTACGCAGTGGAGGTATCTGCACTGAGTTGTATATACGAGTTTCAGCCTGAGTTACAAAGACAGGTATGTTCGCTATAAACTCTGTCTCGTAGTTCTCTGTATACGACTCGATAGCTGCAACTAACTGTGTGTACGTCACTACTATTCCTTTAAGCCATAGGGCCGCGAGCCATCAAACCTTTAATAGCTGCAC